AGCACCGGCTTGCGTTCCTACACTTGACGGCAATATTGCATTTGGTGTTCGCGACGGTCTGAAATCAACAGAATCGCGCAGATCAAACACAGTACCGTATCCGCTTTTACTGGTGTATGTTGGTATTTCGGAAGTTGCGATAGCGTTTGACGCTTCGGGGTTTGCATCGTTTACCGGATAAGAGTCGATAGTCAAGAAGCCATCGCCTTGAGATCGATCTCTGCCGAAATACGATAATTTGACAATAAACCCTTTGTTATATGTGTCTAAGGTTGATCCTGGGCGTTTGATTATACGCGCTGTTTCATAGTGCGTATCCCTCTGGCCATTATCCAGAACAAAGTGCTTGCGAGCATCTGGATCAGAAACTGTTACGCCAGTCTTGTCACCATAGTAAATATTAGAAACTTTAAGAACATCAGGAACACCAAGATACCATGGTCCATCGCTGGTGTCTTGGGCGTGCGATGCGCCAGCGCTTACAGTTTGACCAGAACCCGATACCGTTATCACCTGACCGTTGATGTTGGTTATGACCTGCGCAGCTGTGTCTGCCACAACGATCTTTGCCCCAACATAATAATGGGTGTGAAAAGTAGTTCCGCTGCCTGTGATTGTTACGCCACTTTGCTCAACAGTTCCTGGTTTTACCGGCTGAGTGTTGATGTGAACAAATTTATCTTTGTTTATAGTTTTGCTAGTCGGCGATGCATTTGATCGGAGCGTATTGAACACAACCCTACAAGTAATGTTGCTCTGGAATGTACGTTGTCCCAGATTAACCGTATGTGAAGAAGCTGTAGAGACGATTGACGTGTTTGCCGAATCAAATATGTGCCCTTGTTTGAAAACTTTATAGTGGGCTGCAGCCGATGATATTGTGAAACTCTGTTGAACCGTCATCACAGTGGCCGAGGTGATGGCGGTGATGACGACCAAATAATCGTCATCACCGCCGTTAGCGCCATCAGCTCCGATTTGAACAGTATCTCCTACTTTGTAAGCTGTATCAAAAGCGGTGCCGATGCCTGTGACTGTGGTTCCGCTTTGAGTGACAGTGCCTGCCTGAGCAATCGTTTTCCCATTTTCGTTGGCTATGACCAAGATAGATCTCTTGGTTGAAGCACTAAGAGGGTCGCCTGTTTCGTTGTTGCCGTTTGTACCGCCTGAATGTGCGGTGTTGGCAGTAACGGTTGCGTCTGCGCCATTTGCCTGGAAATCTACTGTCTTTTCGTTTCTGTACACATACTGAGTTTGTACGCTGTTAGCCGCATCTTTTAACGTTTTTACGCCGCTAGATTGTAAATCGAAAATTGCAGGCAGCAGGCTCGGCTCTTTCAGAACTGTCTTGCCGTCCTCAAGGATGGTATCGCCCTTAAATCTTGGATCTGTACTACCCTTGCCGGCAAGACTTTTAGTCGCCGAGAACTCATAACCAGAGAACATCTCGATCTCAAACAAGAATACCTTAAACTGACCTGTCGGAGTTCCAGAATTCCCAGAATGATATTCGATACCCCTCACTCGAGCAAAACCAATATGCGTCCCAGATGTCGGAGTATTGTCGCCAGATTCGTGCTGCGTGATCGCGGTCTGTTTGGCAGCGCGTAGTTGAATTTGCTCAAACCCTTGAAAGTCAAGAAATCCCGCAACCTCATCGACCAAGACATACGATCCATAATTTTGCCCGACAACAACGTCATTCTTTACATCAAATTCTAGACCTTTTGGTATTTCTTCGCGCACAGTGCTGACTAGCTCTGTTCTGTACCCGCTGACGTATCCAATAGAAGGCTCGACTTCGACGATCAGTTTGTTACGGTCACCTGCGACTGGGGAAGAAGATGAACTGTAGATGCCGCCGTTCACGGATGTTCTCAAGTGCTCTTCAACCCTTACAGCGAAAGGCTCTATAGCATAGTCGCCGGATTCCTCATATGTTCTTCTCGCTATTTCTCTACCAAGGTCACCATACCCTGTGTCCGTGTAATCGCGAGTCACTTCACCATCTTGGATGTCTGAAATGACAAAGAACCCTGCGGTGTTAGCGTCTGTTAGACTCTTTGTTTTTAGCTTGGTCGATATCTTTAAGCGAGAAGCTCCAGGCGCGGTATAGTTGGTCGCGCCGGATGCGTTATCAAGAAGCGATGAGTCAGCGTTTGAATCAACAATTGTTTCAATCGTCTCAAAGCCGACTTTGGTGCTTGGGTTTGTGGTATACTTACTGACAACGATGCTTTGGTCTTCCGAACGAATGAAATGTCCTTTAGAATAAATAACACCTTCCGTTGCCCTTGCGCCAAGACCATTACCAGTAGTCGCATAGCCGCCGGTGCCGTTCACTATGGTTTTTGCCGCAACCCTAAATGTTTCGGTATCGCTGGTACTTGACGTTGTTTTGAATGTCAAAACCTCATCGCTTGAAAAAGTTTTGGTACTTTTGTCAGTTCCAGAGTTTGTATATGAAACGTGGACGGTCAAGAAGTTCGGAGCAGCAGATTCAGAACCTTCTGAAATCGACAATAGTCTTGCCGTGACACCGCTTGTTTCGCCTGTTACAGTACAGTTCGCGATCACGCCGCCGTCGAAAAAAGAAGGGAGAGAAACGACCGTATTATCCGCGTCTTTGTCGCGCAATCTTACAAAATCCCACTTCTGGATTTCAACATCGCAACCATTGATGATTGTCGACTGGTCTAGAACCTCATCGCCGAACCGCTCTACTTGATTCTGTAGAATAGTTTGAAGCTGAGTTAGTTCTCTTGCCTGAACTGAATATCCAGGTCTGAAAAGAACACGGTGGAAATTCTTCGTTTCGTTGAAATCATCAAAGAACGGGCTTTGGTTGAGATTGGTTTCGATTGACATTTATTATACCTTTAAAAATCTAATATTATCTTAATATCTTCTGACTGACCAACCGCTCTGGTTACAGCCCGTACATGTTCAGTATATAACACTTCCCCAGAGTGCGTGTTAGCCTCTGGACCGTCTATCGCCTCAATAACAGCAACTGCGTCTGAGGAGTCCTTTTTGAGAATAATATCATCCTTAGTGAAGGGAGCGTAATTACTATAACTGTTTACATTATTTATATACATATGGTACAGCGAAACGTCAGAAGAATTCTCGTCATCTTCGATGAAAACAACTTCAGCGTTGGCGCCTTGAAGAGCATTAGACAAAGCATTTGCTCTCCTGACATCAGGGTTCATTTCTGTAACAAACTCCAAAGTACCAAGTTCGGCAGCCAAGGCATTTCTTCTATTTGTGAGAATGTCTTTAGCCGAGATCGGATTAGCGGGCAAATTAGAGACCATACCTTGGTATGAGATTCTGGTTTTTGTAGTCAACCTCAACGACTTTGGACTATTTAGCGTTGTCGCCACAGCGGGAGCTGAAGGCGCGTTGGCCGAATCGACTTTAAGAATAGGATCTTTCAAGATACTTAAAGATCTGAATTCCACACCAGTTGGAATGTACCCTTTGCCGGTTGCAGAGTTGCCTTCAACCCCTTCCAAAGAAACGTTCAAACACAATCTGTCGCCTCCGAGTTCACGAACAGCGTCAGAACCGTGACCGCCAGCCGGAGAAATTACCACATTAGCTGTTGCGCCTGAACCGTGCGTTGTATTTGACGTGATAAACGCCGAGCCGCATGTATAGTTGATACCGCGATTCACCATCGTTACTTTGTCGATCGCACCAGTGGTGGCATTGACTTTAGAATAAGCCTGCGCACCAGAACCATCGCCGACTATAGTGACAGTCGGAGAGATCGTTACAACAGAATCGGTAGAAGGTAATGTTGTAAATGCAGTATTAACTGTCAATACTTTAGTGGCAGCATTCCAATCAACGATCCTGCGAAGACCGCCAGCGCCAGTGCCGCTTACAACATAAACGCTGGAACCGTTATAAATATTTTCAATAGTAGCAACATCCGAACCAGCTATTCTCAATTGGTCGCTGGCGGGGACATCTTCTACAGCAGCTTCGTCCACGAACTTATACCCGACCCCAGGAATATTTGTCTCAATCACGTCAATAGAACCGTCGACTGCAGCATTTTGAACAGAGAGTTGTCTATGATCTTCTGCGGATTCAGCCACGCCTGTAATATTTTTTACTGGAACGTGGACTGATGAGAAAAACTTTTCAGCATCGCCCAAATTGATCGTGTACATATATTTCCAGACGTACCCATCAGACGTTTCAAAAGAATCTGTCAGTAGTCCGGTTGGCTTAACAGTAGAAGCAGCAGCTTTATTATTGAACAAACACTTGTAAACGTTCATATCGCTAGTCACAACAAAGAAGTTCTGCGCAGGAAGAGCCTCTACATTATTGCGATACATCGGATAAACAGTACCAGACTCCCAATCATAACGGTCGGTCACGTGAGAAACATCTGCTGGCGTAATCCGCTTTGCGCCGATAAAGTTTCTTTGAGTTATGCGGTGTCCGTGGTCAGTTTCGATGACTGTATCTGGGGACGGTTCTGATGTCCAGTCGCTCGACTTTCCTATAGCAGCATAAAGGATTATTGAATTTTTAGTCGACCCTGTATCCGTAGCATTAACTGCTTTTGAGAATGCCTTTGCGTTTGATATAGATAGTTCTTTAGTTGCGTATTTAAACGTTGCCATTATTTTTTATTCCTGATGACTTATTTGACCGGATATATAATACACGTCAAGACCGCTCATGGAACCTACGAGCCAGAATGCCTTTGTTTGACATGTTGTTTCGGTATTAGCACTATTTAGTAATACTTTATATAGATTCCCTGGAGTGACCGCGACTTGACACACCGCGCCAGTCACAAGAGAGCCTGCGTTCACGGCGTGGAATGTATCACCGACAGCATATGTCACGCCGGTTGTGCCTCTGTAATTGTTCCAATTGGTTTGGTTAGTCGCCGCATCGGCGCTGCCAAGGTTTGTGATCTTGTACTTAACGCCTTTATTCCAGCTACCGCTATTTTGGACTGCTCCAACAGTACTGGTCGTTTCTTTGAGGATAATAAAGTCGCCAGAGTCGAAATGTGTGTCGAACGTTGTTCCTGTGCCGACGACTGCCCTGCTGCCGAAATTTATCGCCGCAGTGCCTGGAGACTTAAATCTCAGCTTTCTATCTGG